GCTAGTATGATTAAAGGAATGAAAAATACTACAATGACAAGAGAACAAAAGATTGCAATAAGAAAGGAATACGAGGCAAAACAAAGTGTAAATTAAACATTGACAAAGGTTATGGGATTTGATATAAAATCCCATAACAAAAGAAAGGATAATAAAATGAAAATAGACGACACACTAAATATTGGTACAAAGTTTATAATTACTTATAGACCTTTTACTCATAATGGCGAAGAACGAAAAAAGCTAAAAGACGGCAAAAGAACTAGGCAGATAACTAGAAAGGCACAATGGACCGATAAGTGCAGAATAGTAAGGGACAAGCTATCTGATAAAATTAGATATATGACTTATTGGGACTTGCAACAAAATGGTTATCGTTGCGCGACTGGGCAGATTTGGATAACTGGGGGGCTAGAATAATGACCGACAAAGTTGATAGCGCAATTTATATTTTTGACTCGGAACACAACCGAGTCAAAACAATTAGACTCCAAACTTTTTTAAATAGAGTTAATCATACATTAAGGCACGAAAACCAAACTTACTTTGCTTTAAAAGATGACGCGATTGATTTTAAAAAGGAGTACAATCTATGAAATATTGTCAAGGACCAAGGTGCCATACTTACGACACAAAGGATAGGAAGCGTGGACCAAAAGGAAACAAAGTAAATCAAACTAGAAGAAGAACGAGAATGTATTATTTAAGTGGCAATGCTTGTTCAATGCAATGTGAACGCGATTGGTTTGATAAGTTTGGGGAACGCGCTTTGGATTACTTTGGCAGAATAACTCAACCGATAGTATTGACCGAGAATAATGCTTGGCGTAAGCAGTATCGTTGGAGTTGGCAAAGCGATAACAATCAAGCAAATCATTATTGTTATAATATGCTAACTGGCGAAGAAAGGGATATAACAGACCAGCAGTATAATGATGAAAATTATACCTTAAACACTTGACAGGGATTAAATGAACTGGTATAAAATCCCATAACAAAGAAAGGATAATAATGAACATAACTTACAACAACAAACAATACACAATACCTAAACCATTCGACCAATGTTTCTTTGGCGCAGAACCTACAAAGGTTATGACTATTGGCAATAGGTTTAATGATGAGGACCATCAACAATATGCAAAGCTACCAGCTTTTGCAGTTGCTATCTATGATACAATTATTGGCGCAGAAGCAAGCGAGGATTATAAACTAATGCAGAAAGGAATTACTTGGTTTCAAAAGAACTTCACTGATGAATACTATGTCTTATTAGACTAATATCCTTGACACAACATATAGGGTATGGGATAACTCCCATACCCTATGCAAAAACAACATAGCTCGTGAACTTTGGGCCCACCCACCCATTGGCTCGTACCCTCTGGGCCCACCCTCCCTTAGAGGGGTCCCTACCGATCTCGATTAAGCTTCGCAAACAAACAAGCAAACACCCCCAAGCAAAAGGGATCCTAAAACTTTTACCTTTAGAGTTTGATTTACTCATTCATATGGGATAAAAATCATATGAGAGGAAAAACAGAGCTTAAAAAATTCTGCAAAAATTTTTATGAAAGACGTCCCAGATTTTAGTAAAATAATTAACAAAGAACTTCTAGATAACCTAACTTTTGACGAAGCCAAATATATATGGCGTCTAAAAGAATTAATTGAGAAAAAATTTAAGCAAGAAAAAATTAAGAATGACTTTATGGCCTTTGTCAAAGAAATGTGGCCAGAGTTTATTGAAGGCAGACATCACAAAGAAATTTCAAAAAAATTTAATGACATTGCCAATGGCAAAATAAAAAGATTAATTATTAATATGCCGCCAAGGCATACTAAGTCAGAATTTGCGTCTTTCCTTCTACCCTCTTGGATGGTTGGACGTAAACCTGATCTAAAAATTATACAAACGACCCACACAACTGAACTCGCGATCCGCTTCGGGCGAAAAGCGAAGACTTTAATGGACTCCCCGGAATATAAAAAAGTATTCGATACAAGATTAAGAGAAGATTCGCAAGCCGCGGGTAAATGGGAAACGGAACAAGGCGGTGAATACTACGCAGCCGGTGTTGGATCAGCGATAACGGGCCGTGGAGCGGATTTACTTATAATTGATGACCCACATTCTGAGCAAGACGCGTTGAATCCAGAAGCGCTGGAGCGTGCTTATGAATGGTACACTTCAGGACCTCGACAAAGGCTACAGCCAGGTGGAGCAATCGTAGTTGTAATGACTCGTTGGAGTTTAAAAGATTTAACAGGCGCATTAATTAACTCTCAAAAAAATTTAAAAGCAGATAAATGGGAAATAATAGAATTTCCAGCGATTATGCCATCAGGTAAACCTATCTGGCCAGAATATTGGAAGAAGGAAGAGCTAGAAGGTGTAAAAGCTTCACTAAGTTTAGGAAAATGGAATGCACAATGGATGCAAGACCCAACTAGTGAAGAAGGATCCATTTTAAAAAGAGAATGGTGGAAGAATTGGGATAAAAATTATATTCCTCCATTAAAACACGTCATTCAAAGTTATGACACTGCATATTCTAAAAAAGAGACTGCCGACTTTAGTGCAATCACGACTTGGGGTATTTTTTACCCAACCGAGGACAGCGCAGCGAACTTAATACTGCTCGATGCATATAAGGAACGAGTAGAGTTTCCAGAATTACGAAAAGAAGCTCTTAGGCAATACAGATATTGGAATCCTGACACAGTCATCATAGAAGCTAAGGCATCTGGCCTTCCTTTAACATATGAGTTGCGAAAAATCGGTATTCCTGTTATAAATTTCACACCGAGCAAAGGTCAAGATAAACACTCTCGGGTAAACGCCGTTTCCCCTCTCTTTGAGTCAGGAATCATTTGGGCGCCCACGGACGAAGAGTTCGCACAGGAAGTAATTGAAGAATGTGCATCATTTCCGTACGGAGATAACGACGATTTGGTGGACAGTACAACGCAGGCGATAATGCGGTTTAGACAGGGCGGTTTTGTACAACACCCTTATGACTTTAAAGAAGATCCATTGCCGCCAACAGATAGGGAATACTACTAATGGCTGAAAATAGCTATGCACAACTGATTGACGATTTTGAAAACGGAATCAATGTTCTCAAAGGAGAAACTTTAACAGAATACATTAAACGAATGGGTGGTGTCGACTACGAGTCCAAAGCGGACGGCGGAGTTATTGGTATAGAAGTTAAGATTGCAGACGAAATGGCTAAAGGTGGTCGAGTAGGATTATTTTCAGGTGGAGCTTTAAAAGGTTTAGCAAGTTTATTTAAAGGTGGAGACAAAGCAGCGGATCTTGCAAAACAAGAAGAGATATTTAGAAAAGGACCAATCACAAAAGAATTTTTAGAAACAGTAGACTCTAAAGTTATCAACCCATTTGTTAGAACTAGGGATATGAAAGGTCCTGGTAGTTATGGACTATATGATAACTTTGATGATATGCCTGCAGGATTAAAAGCTGCAGAAATTATAAAAAGATTTGTTAACAGAAAAACAGGTGAAATAAATTATGACGCTGCAGAATTTTTTATAGGTAGAAAATTAAAAGGTGATGAAACAATTGATGAGTTAATTGATATTGCAATTAAAGAACCTATTGGAACAGGAAAAGGTCCATTTAAAGATTTTGAAGAATATGTTTTAAATCCTGCAAAGAAAGCAGACGGCGGTCGAGTAGGATTGTTTATGGGCGGTCCAGCATTAGAGGGCCAAGCATTAGATATATACACTTCTATGAATAAGTATGGCTTTAGTGATAAAGAGATTGCCGACACGCTATCAGCGAGAGGTTTATATGGATCAGGCAACACAACAACTACAACACCTGTCACTAACACAGCACCTAATATAATTAATCAAGGTGGTGGAGATGGGCCTAATATTGATCCACCAAAAACTTTTGATAAAGGATTCTCTTCACAAAATTTTAATTTAGGTCCTAATAAAGATGTAGTAGATTACGAGGCAGAAGCGTATGGCATTGGTCCAACTTTTAAAGGACAGCTTGCAAAAGCGTTTAGTGCTTTTTCAAAAATACCTACACCATTTAACATTGCTAGAATGGGTATTCAAAAAGCAATAGAGTTTACAAAACAAAAACAAATTGAAAAAGAAATGCAACAAGCAGCAATTGCTAGAGATATCGCACAAGCTAATAAAGCAGCAGGTACTGGCGGGTATCAAGCTGGATATGGTAGTGATTTTATGGATGGTCCGTCTGGTGCAGGATATGGTATGGGTGCAGCAGATAAAGGTGGATCAGATACTATGGGTTCTTTTAAAAGAGGCGGCCTCGCTACGATGTTCACTAGGAGGCGATAGTGGCCGTAGAAGGAATAGAATTAATAGAAGAATTAAAATTTAAGAAAGACAGACTTGGTCGTCCTTTCATAAGTGCCTATCAAGAAAAATTAAAACTTTTAGAAGATCTACAAAAAAATAAATATATTAACCCTAAAACAGGAAAAAAATTTACTCCTAAAGAATGGTTAGATGCTTCTGCTACAACTAGAAGTAAATATAGAGATCCTAAATCTTTTTTACAAAAGAAAAAAGAATATCAAAAAAAATATATGGCGGAGAAGAAAAAAGATCCTGCCTATAAAAAAGAATTTTTAAAAAAGAAAAAAGATGAATATTTTAAAACGGTGGGTAAAAAATATAAAGTTGATAAAGGAGCAGGTAAAGCTGTTCTACAAATGCAGGATAATAAATTATTAGCTTTTTTACTTACAGCTGCAAATAAACAAAAGAAAAATTTAAAAGGTAATATTAAACCTCAATTTGAAGAAATTATTAAAAATAAAAAATTTGCAGGTGTAAAAGATAATAAAACTGGAATTACTTATCATCACGCCAGATACAAAGAACCATTAGGTGTAAACGATAGGTTGATTACAGATCATCCTGAATTTAATAAAGTTAAAGATTTAACTAAAATTGCTGATGGTTTTAAAAGATCATTACCAAATGCAACCATAGCGAGTTATTTTGCAAAGTATGATAGAGTTCCAACTAACGCAGAGCTTTACAATTTTTTATCAAAAGATCCGGATTTAATTTCTAAATACTCTACACAAGCAATGTCAAAAAATCCATTAGAACTACACCATAGACTAGGTGTTGAAGTAGCACCGGATAAATCTATACAACTCACTCCACAAGTAAAAAATAATACAGCTGGAGTAATTGTTGAAGAATTTAAAAAAGGAAATATTTCAAAAGATGAAGCAGCCAAACAATTAAAAAAAATTAATGTAAGAGTAAAATTACCAGGAACTAAATCTTATATTGGTGCAAAAGACATTGCACCAACACAAGCTGTTGGAGCTGCTAAAAGAGAAGTTTCTAAAATGTTTTTGGAAAGAGTTAAAGAAGATCCAAATGTTGTTAATAAAATAGTAGATGCATTTGCATTAAAAGTTAAATCAATTCCTGGTGGATGTAGAGCTGTTGTAACAAGAGCATTAGGTGGACCAATAGATGCGTGCGAAGCAATTATAAAAGCAGATCCAAAAGCTGCTGCAGTAAAATTAAATAATGCAATAACTGCAACGAAAGGACCATTAAAAGAATTAAAAAAAGACTCTCAAAAACTTGCAAAATTAATTGATACAGGCCAAGTTACAACCGCTGACAAATTACCAATACCCGAGGATACTATTAGACGAGATATGTTTAAAGATGCTAACTTAAGATATAACTCTGAATTAGGTGCATTTGAAAATGTTAAAACTCAAACTGTTGCACCGCAAGCCGAGATCAAACAATACGCGGTCGACAATCCAATGGAAGTTAAAGTTGGAGAGCCAGCCAAATTACCAAAAGCAAATAAAAGCGTTTTAAAAACTGTAGGTAAAACTTTAGCTGCAGTCGGAGCTCCATTACCAACAGCTTTACTTGATACATATTTTATTAATGAGCAAATTAAGCAAGACAAAACCACAAGTGAAATTGTTAGCAATCCATTGAACTGGTTAGGGTTAGCTACAATGTCTCCACTCTCAAGAGCAGCAGGTATTGATAAAGCAGGGAAGGTGAATACAGCGTTGAGATTAGGATTGAATCCTGGTACAATTAGGGGTATAAGTAGGTTTGTGGGTTTACCGGGACTTGCATTGAGTACGGCTATGACTGCATATGATCAATATACGAAATACAAGAATCAAGAGGGATTCATATATAAAATGTTCAACAAAGAGGAAAGCTAATCAATGGCAATAGATAAACCAATTCCAAACGTTTCAGAAACAGTAGTTGAAGTTCCAAAGCAAGAAGAGTTAATTCAAGAACGAGACGAAATCATTGAAAAGAAAAATCAACAAGGTAATGTAGAAGTTACTATGGATGAAGAGGGTGGTGCAGAAATTGCATTTGACCCTAGAGCTATTACAGAAGAAGGTGGCCAAGATCATTTTGAAAACTTAGCAGATTTTTTAGGAGAACAAGTTTTAGAACCACTAGGTGGTAAAATGGTAGACCAGTACAACGAATACAAAGAGTCCCGTGGTGACTGGGAAGATACCTATCGAAATGGACTCGAACTTTTAGGATTTAAATATGAAAGACGAACAGAACCTTTTAGAGGAGCTAGTGGTGTCAATCACCCGGTTCTTGCAGAAGCAGTTACGCAATTTCAAGCGCAGGCTTATAAAGAGTTACTCCCGGCTGATGGACCAGTACGAACGCAAATAATGGGCACAGCGGATGTAGCAAAAGAAGAACAAGCTAAACGTGTTAAAGATTTTATGAATTATCAAATTATGGATCAGATGAAAGAATATGAACCAGAATTTGACCAGATGCTTTTTTATCTCCCTCTCAGCGGTTCTACTTTTAAGAAAGTCTATT